AAGCTCTCCATTCTTGCTGATATTGATAACCTCAAAAAGAATTTAACCGCTGGATCCAATGAGGTTGAAGGCTTTGGATTCAAACTCGGTGATTTTGGCAAAAAAGCCGGTTTAGCCTTTGCCGCAGCTGGAGCAGCCGCAGCTGCCTATGCCGGCAAATTGCTCATTGATGGCGTTAAATCAGCCATTGCAGATGAAGCCGCACAAGCTAAGTTGGCCACAACATTGCAAAACGTTACCGGTGCAACAAATGCTCAAATTGCTGCCACTGAGGCCTATATAACAAAAACAGCTTTAGCCACAGGTGTGACCGATGACGATTTGAGGCCATCGCTAGACAGGCTAGTCAGATCAACAAATGATGTAACCGAAGCTCAAAGATTGCAACAAATTGCGCTTGATGTTTCCGCTGGCACGGGAAAAAGTTTGACCGCGACAACCGAGGCAATTGCCAAAGCACTGGACGGGAATTTTGGTGCATTGAAAAAACTTGGTGTGCCGCTAGATGAAAACATTATCAAAACAAAAGATTTTGATGCTGCAATGCTGGCATTATCTGCCACATTCGATGAGCAGGCATCAATTCAAGCCGACACATTTGCCGGCAAAATGGCACGTCTCAATGTCGCATTTGATGAAGCCAAAGAAACTGTTGGCGCATATGTGCTGGATGCCATCACACCATTGATCAGCGCGTTTGTTGATAAAGGTATTCCAGCTGTTACGCAATTTGCAGAGAGCTTGGGCAAAACATTGGGGCCAGCATTTAGCGCAATCTTTAAAGCCTTACGCGATGACATTTTGCCGATTTTCAAAGCTTGGTGGGGTTTCTTGTATGGCGATGTGATTCCAGCCATTGGAGCCGTTGTGGGGCCTGTTTTAGAAGGCTTGAGAGTAGCCTTTGACAAGATCAAAAAAGCCTTGACAGAGAATTCAACAGAATTAAAGCCTTTAAATGATGGCTTTCGCGCACTGTGGGAATTTGTGAAAACCTATCTTGCACCACTTATGGGCAACAATTTTCGCATTGCACTTGAAGGCATTGCAACACTCGTTGCCACTTTAATTACTGGCTTTTCTCAATTGGTCGGTTTTCTCAATAAGGCTTACGCACAAATGACCAACATTGTGAATTTGGTGAATCAAAACAAAGGTTTGTTTTTGGGTCAGGCTGGTGCTATTGGATCAATAATTGGCGCATTTGGAGGCGGTAAAGCTGCCGGTGGGCCTGTTAGATCCGGTACCTCATATCTTGTCGGAGAGCGCGGCCCAGAGCTATTTACGCCAAATTCCAGCGGCATGATTACGCCAAACAATCGTTTGGGCGGTGGCAATACCACAATTAATCTCAACGTGACAGGTGCCATTGATCCGGAAGGCACAGCACGCAGCATCATCAATGTGCTCAACAATAGTTTCTATCGCGGCACAGGCGGCGCAAACAGCTTGCAATTCTCATGACAGTTTTTAACCCGGTTTGGAAAGTCATTATTGGTGGCATTGAATATCAAACAGCCATTTTGGCAAATTTGACGATAACAAGCGGCCGGACAAACATTTATGAGCAGGCTCAAGCTGGATATATTAATCTTGAGCTGATCAACCTAGATCAATCAAACGTGGTCATCAATATCAATGATTCACTTACAATTGAATTGCAAGATTCCACAGCTACATTTGTGCCGATTTTTGGCGGCTCGGTCGTTGAGGTTAGCATTTCCGTTGCTGAGGTTGGATCGGTTGCCTATGCACAGCGCATCAAAATCATTGCTTTAGGTGCATTGTCCAGATTGCCAAAAGCCTTGACCGATGGCGTTTTGTCACAGGATTTTGATGGCGATCAGATTCTTACAATTTTGACCGATCTTTTAATCAACTCATGGAATGAGGTACCGGCAGCTTTACAATGGCAAACCTATGAACCAACCGAGCAATGGCAAAATGCCCAAAACACAGGATTAGGTGAGATCGATACACCGGGCAATTATGAGCTGGCACAGCGTTCATCTAGTAGAACCGATGTGTATTCATTGGTTGCAGCTTTGGCCACATCAGGATTAGGTTACATCTACGAATCGCCAACAGGCCAAATTAGCTATGCCGACTCAACTCATCGATCAACGTATCTTGCGACCAATGGTTATGTTGATCTAACAGCCAATCACGCAATTGCACCAGGTTTAAGTGTCCAACAGCGTGCCGGTGATGTGCGAAACGACATAACCATCAAATACGGCCAAAATAGCACTAGCGAAACCAGCGCAAACGATCCAGAATCAATAGCCGAATTTGGCCAATTGTCTCAAATCTTTACAACGACAATCAAACATCAAGCCGATGCCGAGGATCAGGCAGATTTTTATTTGTCTTTAAGATCGTATCCACAATTTAATTTTAATGATTTTACATTTGAGCTGACAAACCCAGAGCTGGATGATGTGGATCGGGATGCCTTGATCAATGTGTTTATGGGTATGCCTACGCGCATCACAGATTTGCCGTTAAACATGGCCGCTGGCACATTTTTGGGCTTTGTTGAAGGCTGGACATGGCGAGCCGCATACAACAGCGTTTCGGTCACGGCTATCATTTCACCATTGGCATTTTCATTGCAAGCCATGCAATGGCAAGATGTCGCAATTGCAGAACAATGGAACACAATCAGCGGAAGCCTAGATTGGGCAACCGCATTAGTCGTAGCGTAAGGAGGAAAGATGAGCAATCCAACAACGCCATTTGGCTGGCAAATGCCAACGGCAACAGATTTAGTGACCGATCTGCCGGCTGATTTTGAGGTATTTGGTCAAGCTGTGGCAACATCGATGGCCGATTTATTGGGTGGCACATCTGGTCAGGTATTAGCCAAGAATTCAAACACCGACATGGATTTTGTGTGGGTCACATCAGATGATGCAAATGCAATCCAAAACACAATTGTTGATGCAAAAGGCGATCTCATTGCAGCGACTGCAGCTGATACACCAGCGCGCCTAGCAGTAGGAACAAATGGACAATTACTTTCAGCAGATTCAACTGCTGCAACTGGTTTGGCTTGGACTAATGGTGCAAAAGTTACTTCATACACTCCGACATGGGGCGTGGCTTCTGGCACCGCACCAGTATTGGGAAATGGCGTATTGACTGGGGCTTACACTAGAGTCGGTGATCTAGTTTATTTCCGTGTGCAATTACAAATTGGTTCAACTACAACAACAGGCGTAGGTGCTTATACTTTTACTTTGCCAATTGCAATGACTGGAGCATCAAACGGAATTGCGGGAGATGCTGCTAGTTTGGACCAAGGTGTTGCGTGGTACGTTGGATTTACACCTTATTCGGTTCAAAATGGTTACACAGATAAATTTACATTAAACAACGCTGCAAATGTCACAATGAGTAATACGTCTCCATACACTATCGGTAGTGGTGACGTAATTTATGCTTGGGGGGTCTATTATGTTTAATTTTAATCCTTTATTTCCAGATGCTACAAACGAGCAAAAGTGGGAGCAAATTAGGTTATGGCGAAATGCTGAACTAATTGCCTCAGACTGGACAATGCACACAGATGCACCAACTGACAAAGCAGCGTGGGCTGAGTATCGTCAAGCATTGCGCGATTTGCCAGCACAAGGCGGATTGGCTGATGATGCGGATTTCCCAATTGCGCCATGAGTAACTTTCCACAAGGCACATTGTCGCGTTTGATTGAGGTTGCACTAGCTGAGGTTGGTACGGCTGAAACTGGCAACAACGAGACAAAGTATGGCAAATTTATGAAAGCCGACAAGCTGCCTTGGTGTGGGTCATTTCTTAATTGGTGTGCAGATCAAGCCGGTGTCAAGGTGCCAAATGTTGTGAGCACGCGTGTTGGAGCCTCAGCATTTAAAGAGTTAAAGCAATGGCACACAACACCAAAGATTGGTGATTTTGTTTTCTTTGATTTTGTTGATGATGACAAAACAATCATCAATCACATTGGTTTGGTCATCCGCTGTTCAGAAAAGCAAATTGTGACTATTGAAGGCAACACATCAGCTGCCGGAAATCAACGCAATGGCGGTGAGGTTATGGTTAAATCAAGGAGTTTGGGAGCACGCTCATTTGTGGTTGGTTACGGCCGGCCAAATTATGAGCCTTTTACCGGTAATTTACCGGATCGACCAAAAGGAGAAAAATAATGGATCAATTCAAAGCGGCAGCTGCATCATGGGCAAGAAGCGCGGTTGCAGGTTGTTTGGCGGTCTATATGACTGGTAACACCAATCCAAAGGATCTGGCAATGGGTCTTGTTGCTGGCATTGTGCCGGTACTAGCTCGATGGGCTAATCCAAAAGATCACGCATTAGGCATTAAAAAGTGAGCATAGGCGAATGGATGGCTGTTGGTGGATTTGTAATCACGATACTGGCAGCCGTTTATTCGTCAATGAAAATCATCATCAGATCGGTGATGAGCGAACTGTCACCCAATTCCGGTTCGAGTTTGAAGGATCAAGTCTCAAGGATAGAAGCTCGTTTGGATTATCTATACACACAGCTCATTGAGGAAAAGAAGTAGCGACACGCCGCAATCTAGGCGTGATTGTTGATTTTGTCAGAGTTGCCTGTCACTCTTTATTTGGGAGCGGATTAGCTGTTCCCAGAATCGGGAGCTAGACAAATGAATGAAATCTCAATTGTTATCACTTGTTTAATCGCAGGTACATTGTGGGCTGTTATGGCCTATTCAGTCGGTTACAGAGAAGGCCAGCGACAAGGCTACACACGCGGCCGAGCTGTATCTCGCCACATTGCAGCCAACAAAAAGGCGGTTAAATAATGGGATTCTTGGATAATTATGAAGGCAACAAAGAGCGCACAGATCGCTGGATCAAAACTTATCCAGAAGGCCGACTTGAGGCCACAATCGTCAATTTCGATGCAGAAAAAGGATCAATCCTTGTCCGTGCAGCGGCATGGCGTAATCAAACGGAGATTGAGCCGGCCGGCATCGATTTCGCCTACGGCTATCAGGCTGCCTATAACGCCAATATGAAACGCTGGTTTGTTGAGGATACAGTTACATCAGCTTTGATGCGCGTCATGGCGTTGGTTATGGGCGGCACCGAAAAGGCCACCAAAGAGGTTATGCAATTGGTCAAAACCGAAACACCGGCAGCCGATTATGACTACTGGACAACAAAACATGGCGATGTGCCGAGTTATCAAACAGCTGGAGAAGCTGAGTTATCCGGCACGCCATCATTTGGATCATCAGAGCTTGCACAATGGTCAGCCAATGATGTGCCGACTTGCTCACATGGAGATCGGGTCTGGAAACAATCACATGAAGGCTCACCGAAATCATGGGGCGGCTATTTCTGCACAGAGCGCACAAAAGCCACTCAATGCCAGCCGGTTTGGTATGTATTACGCAGCACAGGCAAATGGGAGCCACAGGTATGAGCGAGTTAAACGCAGCTGTTTTGGCTTATTTAATTTTCGATCATGACAAAACACTTTCTGAAACTCAAGTCATGGCATTGGCAAAACGCATCATTTGGGCAACAGATGAATTTGGTATTGGTGCTAAAGCCGCGTTGAAATACATTATAGCCAACCCAGATTATGGGATTGATCTATGAGCGATTTCATGGAGATTCTAAATCCGCAAAAGATGATTGCCAGGCTTTATTTCAAAGGCGAGGTTGTGGAGGAATACAAAATCGAACAATGCGACAAATGCTCACAGCTACGCAAATTCGACAAATTCGGATTTCAAAAAGGTTATGATTCAACCGATAACATCATTTGGTTTTGTGGTGATTGCCGATGATTACAAGAGCTGAGGAAATAGAGTGCTACTTTGCTGCAATTGAACATTGCACAAACAAAACCGGTGATCATGAGACTAGGTTGCAAAAAACAAAATCATGGTTTGAGTATGTTGCCCAGATGGCCGAGGCAATGTCAGCTGAATGGGTTGTCGCAAAGCGATTGGGCTATGACTACAAACCCGGACAAACACATGACAAAACAAAGGCTGATGTGGGAGATCACATTGAAGTCAAATGGTCGGCCAATTCAGCATCCAATTTGTGGATTCAGGAATCGGATCGACATGACCGAGACATTGCCGTGTTGGTTGTAGGCAACTCACCAAAGATGCACATTGTGGGCTGGATTCCGGTAGCGGTGTGTAAAAAGCCGCGCTATCGAAACGCATCGCAAAACAACTGGTCGGTGCCGCAAATCAATCTGCAACCCATTGAGACATTACAAAGGAGTAATTATGCACATTCTGTCGTTTGATTGTTCAATCTGTTCAAAGCTTTATGGAAAGCCAAAACAACGTCATGGCCTTAAAAAAGGCTCAGAATTAACAGCGCATGAATGGTTTGCACAATGCATGAGCTGTGGCACATTTGGCATCAAGATCGTTGATGATGCTCGCATTGCTGAGTTAAGCCAATGAGTAAGTTATCCACAGGCGTTATCCACATGTGCATGAAACCTGTTGGAATCGCCCAAAATTACGCTCGCTACTTGACAGCATTGGTACGCTCCAGACTCGCAGACGAGCCGAAGAATGAGGTAGCTCGGGCGCGGTGTTTGGTGCTATTGGCCGCGCTATGCCTAGTGGGTACCACATCGGCTACAGCTGCACAAGATGTCAATACAACAACATCAATTGATTCTCTTAAACTGTATGCACATTCAAGAATTGTGAATTACAAACAATTCCAATGTTTCAATATGCTGATCACAAAGGAAAGCAATTGGAGAGTTGAGGCAATTAATCCAAATGGCAAACACTTTGGGCTCGGTCAGATGAACAATCCAAAGTATCAAAACCTTGATGGATTTAGAATGATTGACTGGTCTTTGCGTTATATCAAAGCACGGCATGGCTCAAGCTGTAATGCATGGGCTCATTGGCAAAAGCATGGGTGGCATTAATGAGCAAAGCATGGAAAGCCGGTAGCACCAGCCGTTGGCGTACTATCCGGGAGATGGTGTTGAGGCGTGATGGATGTTGCCAGATGTGTGGCCAGACGGAAGGCCAGATGCATGTGGATCACATCATCCCGAAAAGGCTTGGTGGAGGCGATGAAGTGTGGAATCTGAGGCAATTGTGTCAATCATGCAATTTGAGCAAAGGTGGGCGATTTTTTGAGGCGGATGGAACACCCCCGACTCTCCATGGGTTGTTTA